CCCGCCCGTGCCGCCGCCGAGGATCTGGCGCAGCATCTTCCCGAAAATGCGTTCGATGTCGGGCGTAAAGAGGCGCGAGAGCGGCGACCCGCCCGACGGTTCGAGCAGGAGATGCGGCGCGAGGATGTCGAGCAGGATGTTCGACTTGACGCCCGCGACGACCTGGCGATTGAGCATCTCCTGGCTCTCGCCCGTGCGGATCGCCTGCTTCGTCGCGCCCGTCACCGCGCCGCTGACGGCATTCGTGACGGCTTGCGAGATCGCGCCGCCGACCGCTGCGCCGACCGCCGCACCGATCGCGGTCCCGATACCCGGGAAGATCGACCCGACCGCCGCCCCTGCGACGGCCCCGCCCGCGACGCCCGCGACGGTGCCGCCGATGCCGAGTCCCTTGATCGCGTTCGCCGGTCCCTGCGCCGTCCCGAGCGAGACGTCCTTGACGGCTTTCGCCGCCCCGATCGCGTTGTAGATGCCGAATCCCAACGACGCGAGAATCGACGCCCACATCCCGATCACCGACGAGTATTGCCCGAGGAGTCCCGAAATCCCGCTCGATGCGCCGCGCGCGCCGAGCGTCCCCGACGTCCCGAAGAAACTCGGCACCGCGCCCGTCGCTTCCGCCGTGCCGACCGGGCTGAATCCCGCGCCGGTTTCCGTGATTGCGGGGATCGCCTTCGCTGCCGTACCGCCCGCGCCAAAGAGCCACCCGAGCAGTCCGCTGCCGCCGCCCGGTTGCGCGCCGCCACGGAACAGATCGAGCAGGAAATTTTGCTGCGGCTGCCCGGTGAGAATTTCGAGCAGCCCGCTTTTCGCCATCCCGACGACGGCATCGAGGACGCTTTTCAGAATGGACGCGCCCATCGACTTGAACGCGTCGTCCACTTTCTGCGTGCCGAGAATCCAACCCTGGAAGGTGTCGGTGATGACCGTATCTGCCGTGTCGAAGACGCTCTTGAGCTGATCCGCCCATTCGAGTTGCCGCACGCGCGCCTCGTCGGCGCTTTCCCCAACCTGAATCTCGGCGGCGGATTCTTCCTTGAATTTGTCGAGGCGCGCTTGTTCCGCGGCAACGTCTTCCGTGCCCTTGTGTTGATCGATCCATTCCTGCCAGCGATTCAATTCCGCCGTGACGGTCTGCCCGTAGTCCTCCCATTTCTTCTGCACCTCGGCGATCTTGGAGCCGACCTTGTCGAGCGGGCGTTCCGCGAGCGCGACGGCTTGTTGCAGATCGACCTGCGTCTTCCCGACCGCCGCCGAGATCGTCGCCAGTTCCTTCATGGCGGTCGCGTGTTCCTTCTCCGCACGCGCCGCCTGCTCGACGGATTGTTTGAGCGTCGCCGCCGCGATCGATTCGCGGGTGTACTCCTCGCCGAGGCGACGCGCGGCGTCCTCGTCGCCGCCCGCCTCGTGCGCCTGCTTGACGAGCGCGGCGGTGAGCTTCTCGCCCGCCGCCTGCAGTTTCGCGGTCTGATCGATGTCGCGCGGCAGCGTCCCCGATGCGAGCTGTTCTTCCTCGTCGCGGAAGACCTTGATCGAGTCCGCGACCTCTTTCGATTTCTCCCCGAGCGCGTCGAGCTTCTTTTGATGTTCCTCGGCTTTCTTCGATGCCTCGTCGAGCGCGTGTTGCTGTTTCTCCCATGCCGCCGTGTCCTGAATCCCGCTGACCTGCGTTTCGGCGAACGCCGCCGCCTTCATGCGCTTGCCGAGCGACGTGTCGGCGGCACCGGGACGCTCGACGACTTGCTGATAGGCGAACGCGAACGCCTCCGCGCTGCCGGGCTGCACGCCCGTCGGGAGCGGGAATTGCTGCGAGAGTTGCCCGAGCGCGACGAGCTTCGCCTTCTCGTAACTCGGCTTCTCGGTCTTCCCGGCCCGGAAGCGCGCGTCCTGCCCGCTCGCTTCCAGGTCGATGTAGTCCATCTGGGTGTTCAGGTCGTCAATGTTCGCGCCCGCCCAGCGCGCGTAGGTCTGCAACCCTTTCAGACGATCGCCGCCCCACTGCATCAAGCCGTAGTGCGCGGTGCCCGCGCCCGCCGTCGGCACGCCACCGCTCTCGGCGATCACGTTGCCGTAGAGCCCGGCGGCTTCCTCTTTCGTGAAGGCGCCCTTGCGACCGGGCGCGGTGAGATTCTTGATGAACGCTTCCGCTTCGCCCGCCTTGACGCCGCCCGCCTTGCGGAATTTGTCGTTGTACTCGCCAATGTCCTTCGCGGTCTGATCGAGAATCGTCTGTTCGAGCCGCGCCTGTTCTTCCTTGAGCTGATCGATCTCGGTGCCGGTGAGCGGACGTCCGCCGGGCCCGCCGATCGTCCCGCGTGCGAGCGTCTCCTTGATTTCGGCAATGCGCGCCTGCGGCGGCGCGCCGGTCTCGATCTTGCCCCATTTCGCGACGACCTTTTCGGTGAGATCGAGAATCTTGATGAGCAGATCGGTGTGCGAGAGCAGCGCCGCGCGCACGTTGCCGGAAATGACCGCGCCGACCTCGACCCATTTCTTGTGCAGCTCCTCGGCATGGGCGACCTGATCCTCATCGACGAGCGCACCCAGCTCGCCGAGGCGCTGTTTCGTCGCCGCGACTTCGTTCGCGCCCTCGCGGAGCAGCGGCATCAACTCCGCGTACCCGCGCCCGAATGCCGCCGCCGCTTCCGCCGCGCGCTTCGTCGCGTCGGTCTCGCCCTCCATCGCCGTCTGCATGATGCCGAGGGCTTCGCCGACATCGTGCGTGCTCTTGAGCTGCGTGAGCAATTCGGGATTCAGCTTCGAGAGCGTCTTCTGCAGCGGCCCGGTGTTCGCCTCGGCGAGCCCGAGATTCTTCGCGAACAGTTGCAGCGCGGTCTGCATCTTGTCCGCGCTGACGCCGACCTCCTCGCCCGCGATCTTCCATTCCTGCAAGGCGCGGGCGTGCAGCCCGATCCGTTGCGCGTCGTGTTCCAGCTCGGCGACCTGTTCCGCCGCGCGATGAGTCATTTCGGCGATCGCCGCCGCTGCCCCGACCGCACCCGCCGCCACGAGCCCGAACAGCCCGCCGCCTTCGGCGAGCGACCCGAGCGACGCGCCGAGCGGCCCCAGCTCCGCGCTCAAGTCCGCGATCGACGCCTTGAGATTCTTGGCGCCCGCTTCGAGCGCCTCGAACCCCGCGCCCGACGCCTTCGACGCGCGCTCGACGCGTTGTTGCGTCTGCTCGGCGGTCGCGGCGATCTTCTCGAAGGTGCCGGTGACGGCCTGTCCGCCTTCGACCGTGAAGGTAAACTTGGTCGTCGGCATCTAGAGCTTCGTCTCCAGCTTCGCCGCCTCGCGCTCCCAATACTCGGCGTGCAGACGCACGACGTCGGCGGCTTGCTTGATGTAGATCACGTCAAGATTGAGACGTTTCTTGAGCGTCACGGACGGGAACAGGAGATACCAGACCTCCTTGCGCGCCTTGTGAATCGCGAGAAACGTCGGCGGATTCTTCCCGCGCGCGCGCCCCGTTTTCTTGTAGGGCAAGAGGCGAAACGTGTTCCCCGGATAGGCGCTCATCGGGCGCGCGTGCAGCCCGCCCGCCTCCTTCGTCGGCATCGCGAGAAAACTCCCGTGAATCGGGAGCACGACCGTCCCGGTCTCGAACACCTCGATCAGATCGACGACGCCACTCGGGCGCTTGACGAACGCCGACGAGGCGACGACACCACGCGGATTCGCGTCGATCCCGTGGCGCGTGATGTCCTCGCCGCGCTCGCTGTAGACCGTGCCGCGAAAGGCGTTCGGGAGTTTGTGCCCGAGCCCCGCGCGCCGCATTTGCTGCCGCCCCTGCGATTTCATGCGCGACGTCACCGTGCGGACTGCGAGCGTCGCGGCGACGGCGACGGCGTGATCGTACTCGCGGAGTTTGCCCTCGATCGCCATCACGAATTTGAGCCCGCGACTAGGCATCGCGCACGGGTGTGAGACGGCGCAGTTGATCGTCCATGATCGCGATCGCGTCCATCATGACCGCCGCCTGGTCCTGATAGCCGCCGCGATCGGGGAACGGGCGCGCGCCGCCGAATTCGCCCACGCGCGACCAGCCCCAGATGCGGAGCATTTCGTAATCGTCCCGCGTGAGCAGCCGTTTTGGATTGCGCTCGAAGACACCCGCGATCCCCTCAATCTCCCACCCGCTGCCGTCGCGGGCCGCATCGCCACCGGCGAAATCGTCCGGTCGCCGGGCGACCGTTACAGCGACGCGGAGCTTGGTTCCTGCTCGCGCGTGACCTCCCGCAACGCGATGCAATACTGGCACAAGTCTTCGTAGTCCTCCTCGGGAATCGCCGCCGTCGCGTCCTCGGTGAGAAACCCGCCGCGTCGTTGATACCGCGCCGGGACATGCTCCCAGCCTCGAACGCACGCGCGCACCGTGAAATGCGCGAGCGCTTCGAGCTGGCCCATTTGCACGGCGAGCAATTCGCGCAGCGCCGGGGCCTTGCGGCTCAAGCGCGACTGCGCCTTGAGAATCCGGTTCGCCGTCGCGCGAATGCGCTCCTGCGTCTCCTCGGCGTCCGCCGCCTCGCCTTCGAGCGTTTCGAGCGCGCCCAGCTCGTCGATGTCGCGATCGATCACATCGGCCTCGGCGGGCTCGAGGAATTCGCGCGCGACGTCTTTCAGGCACTGTCGAATTTCGAGCGTCGTGACGAAGGTCCCGGTCGCGTTCAGCGTCGCGCGCGTGACGGCGCGGCGTTCGGCGATCGTGAGCGGCCCGAGCAGATACACGGGTGCATCGTCGGGCACGAACGTCTTGCCCTCGGGATCCTTCCAGCGATAGTGCGGCGGCGTATAGCGTTCCCGATCCCGCGCGGAGATCGGGAGCGCCACCCCGTTCGGTGTCAGGTCTGCCAGCGAGTCGTCAGCCATTGCGCTCCTCCTTTCGGACGGCGCGCTCGCAGACTAGTAGTGCGCGACGATCACGCCGCCATCGAATCCGGTCGGCTCCCACGGCACGGTCTCCCGCAGCACCACGTTGTCCTCGTTGATCGAGGCGTCGAGGAATTTGGCCTGCGGACAGGTGAACGCGATGCGGTTGCCGATATTGCCCGAGTAGTTGGTGGACGGTCCCCACCCGATCGAGAACGTGCCCTTGGTGCCCGCCTGCATGAGCGCGAGCAGGTTGCGCGTCGCGACCAGCGTGAGCAGCGGATCGGCGGTGCCTTTGATCTTGCGCGAGCCGATCAGATACGGCTGCACGCCGACCAACTGATTCACGTCGTCGGGGTACTGGCCCTGGTTCCCGAGATCGATCGTGACCTGCTTGACGGCCAGTTCGATCGAGGCGATCGGCCCGGTCGCCGACTGGAACGTGCACCACCCGTTGATGCCAATCGGCGGCGCTTGCTGCGGGTTCGCCGCCGGGGTCGCGGTGTCGCTGCGTGCGGAGAATTGCCCGCCGATCGCAAACTCGAATTCGAGAAACCCGCCCGTGTTGAAGGTGAATTTCGCGTTCGGGCGGCAGCCGAGATAGAGCTGCATCACGCCGTCGCGAAACTGTCGCGCGGTGACCGACGGATGCGGCGAGGGCGACCCGATCACCCACTTGGTCTGGATCTGCTTGCGAATCGTGGTTGCGGCGGTGAAGACCGCGCCGCTCGCGCCGCAGTCGGTCGCGTTACGCGAGAGCGTCACCGTGATGTTGCCGCCGCTGACGGCGTAATCCACGATCGTCGCCACGGTCGGCGTGGTCGGGTTGCCCGCCAACTCGACCGCTTCGCCGATGATCGACGTCGCGCCCGTCGTGCCGAGCGCCGTGCTCGAGGGCCATTCCACGCCCGTGCCGGTGGTCGGGAAGGTCAGCGTGTTCGCCGTGGCGGTCGCGACGATCTGCGCCGCCGCCGCCGGGATCGTCGCCGAGCGCAGCGTCTCGATGAACCCTGACGCCTGCATCAATGCCGAGAAGGGTGCGAGCGGCGTACCGGGTGTGCCCGAGCCGCGGAGCGCGCCGCGCGCCGTGAGAATCGGCTTGAGCGCCCCGGTGATCGTCTCGCCCGCGTCGAGCGAGCCGCCGAATTCGTTCAACTGCGTGGTGTCGGGGTTCATCGCTTCCGAGAGCGACATGACGGGCAACACGTCCGCCGCCGTGTAGCTGCCCGGATCGACGCCTTCGGTCGATTCCAGTTTCACCTGCAACGCGGATTTGCGCGCGCGAAGGGCCATGCGAGTCTCCTTTCGGCAGGGCCTCGCGGGGCCTCGACGCCACTAATCAAACCACCCGCCGCTCGTGTAGCGCGTTCACCGCACGCGTTCAACCGGGACGGGCATCGCGAGCGCCGGAACGCCGGGCTCCATCCAGACCTCGAACGCGATTCGGCATTTGCGACAGAGCACCTGATAGCGCCCGCCGGGTTCGAGCATCACCGCGAGGAGACACCCGCACGGGCAGTAGATCGCCCAGCCCGCGTCGCCCTTGTGCCAGGACGCGACCGATCGAATGCGCGGGCGAATCGTGTTCATGGCGCGGTGTACGGATCGCCGGGTCGCGTGAAGAATTCGAGATCGATGTCGAGGCGCGCCGCCTGCAACGGGCCGGTGTACTCGCGGCGCAACACGTCGGCGGTCTCGCGGATGCCCTCGTGCACGTCGAAGGCGAGCCCGCCGAGCGTCTCGGCGTTGTGCACGGCATCGAGCACGATCTGCATCGCGGCGTCGAGATCGGCGGGATCGGTCCCGGCAACGAACACCTCGACCGCGATCTCGGCGGTGTAGAACATGAACCCCGGCGCCGCCGATTCGCACCGCTGATCGCCGTCGAGCAAGACGAACACCGGGCCGGTCGTCGCATCGACGGGGCGCGGGGCATTGCGAAGAATCGTCGTGCCGAGCTCCAGCTCCAACACGTACCGGAAGCCCTGCAGCACGCGTTCGCGAATCGAGAGCACGTCGGACGGATCGTTCGCGGCGAGCGCGGCGAGCAGGGCGGCGAAGACGGCTTCGCGTTTCGACGGTGCGCCGACCGCCTGCACGTAGTCGGTCGTCACTTGCAGCCCGAAGACGCCCGACGCGCCCGTGTAGGCTTCGTGCGTGACGTGCAGCTCCAAGGCGGGCCCGCCGTCGTGCAGCCCTTCGCGAATCTCGGTGACGAGCCCGCCGAGCGTCGGATCGACCATGAGCGCGGCGAGCGCCTGCGCGTACAGGGCGCTCAAGGCGGGACCGATCGCGTCGTCGGGCATCGCCGCGAGCGCGCCATCGACCCGCGCCTGTAACGCATAGCGTCGGCCCGACGGCGTGTCTTCGAGAATCAGTTGTTGCCCGTCGATCAGGGCGAGATCCTGGCTCATGCCGCCTCCAAGAACGGGCGACGGGGATTCCGCCAGACGCGGGCCCCGCCGAGCTTGACGCGCCCGCCGCCGACACCCGAGCCGCCCGCCGACGTCGCGAGCGTGGGGATCGCGTCGCCCGCCCCGAGCCCGTCGCCCTGCGCCTGCGGAGTCAGGACGCCAGACTCGGCGACTTGCCCCGACCCCGTCCCGTCCCCGGAGACGAACGCGGTGACCGTGGGCCAGGTGTCGCTATCTCCCAGCCCGTCCGACGTCCCAGCGACCGCCTGCGTGGGCGTGGCGTCGCTTCCTGACGCGTCGCCCGACCCGAGTGCAGGGATTTCGAGCTGCGGGAGCCCCGTCCCGGCCCCGACCCCGGCGGCTGCGCCCGACGTCGCGAGATCGGGCAGCACGTCGCCGTCGCCCAGCCCGTCGCCCTCGCCCGTCAGCGTGATCGCGCCGTCGCCGTCTCCAGATCCTACTCCCAAGGCGCCGACGAGCACCGTGGGAAACACGTCTCCCGTGGCGGCGGCGTCCCCTTGCGCGGCACAAAGCTCGAGCGGGCTCGAGAGGTCACCGCCGCCGAGCCCGTCGCCCTGGCCGTTGACCGCGACCAGCGGCGTCGCGCTCCCGGTCCCGAGCCCGTCGCCCTGGGCGCTCCCGGCCACCGAGCCATCGCCGCCGCTGGTCGCGTCGCCCGAGGCCCCGACGAAGATCGTGGCGAGTGTATCGCCCGCCCCGAGCCCGTCGCCCGAGGCGATGCTGTCAAACTCGACAAACGCGCCGATCGTGCCGACGCCGATGCCGTCGCCCTGCGCGGGCGCCGTGACCAGCGGCAGCGTGTCGCCCGTGGTCGTGCCGTCGCCCTGCGCGGTCGCCGTGTCGGTCGGGGCGACATCGCCCGTGCTGACCCCATCGCCCTGCGCCGTGCGATCGATTGTCCCGAAGGCATCGCCCGCGCCGACGCCGTCGCCCTGCGCACTCGTCGTCGCGAGAATCGCGGGCGCGAAGGCCGAGCCGACCCCGTCGCCCTGCGCGCCGACGAGAACCGTCGCGGTCGTATCGCCCGCACCGAGCGCATCGCCCGAGCCGACCGCGCTGACCGCGCCGCCGATCGCGTCGAGCAGGACGAGGAGATGCATCTACTTGCCGTTACAGAAATCGCCCGCGTCGGGGCAATCGCTGTCCGTCGTGCAGGGACGGCGCACGCAGAGCCCGCCGCCCGTGCAGCCCGCGTTCGTCGTGCAGATCGTCGTCGTGAACGTGCCGGTCGTCCCGATGCAATACTTTTGCGGCGACCCATCGGCAGTCGTGACGCAGACCTCTAACTTTTGCAGCGCCGCGCCGACGAGATTCGAGAGCAACGCCGAACCGGTGGTCGAGTAGTGCACCTCGTCGGTGTGCACCTGATTGAATTCCTTGACACCGTCCCACGCCGCCTCGACGTCGATCACATGCCGCGACGGGAGCCACCACGCCGCCCGCAGATCGTCCGCAATCTGCGCGATGTAATCGCGATCGTAGAAGGCAAAGAGCCCGCCGTACGTCAGATCGCATTGCGCGTCGCGAAAGTGCGGGAAGAATCCGTTGGTCGTCGCGCCGTTCATCTGCGGCGTCGTCAGCCAGAGGAGCGATGGGCGCGTGCCGACCGTCATGCGATCGACCTGATCCTGCATCGTCTTCGCGATCCGGATGTGGGAGTGGTGATAGGCGTGCTGCCCCGCGAATTGCGGCTCCGGGCGCAGGCATTGAAAGCCCGCCGCGCAGTCGCCGAGCGCGTGACAGTCGAGTTTCGCGGCGTCGCCCGCCACGCAGCGATTTCGCGTGCACGTCCCGCCCGTCCCGCAGTCCGTGTTCGCGCTGCAACTGCACGGACTCTTGAGTTGATTCCCCGCGCACATCACCGGCCCGCAATTCGTGCACCGCCCCGCCGCGCGATTGCAGGTCCCGCGCCAGACGATCTCGACCATGCCGCCCGTACCCGGTCCCGCCGTCGCGCCATAGCGCCCGCTGGTCGAGAAATAGCCCACCGCCGGGACACAATCCGCATCCTGCGTGCAGGCGATCGCATCGCACGGCAACGTCGGGCGTCCCTGACAGACGCGCGCGCCGTTTCCGATCGTGCCCGAGAAGGTCGCGCACGCCGACCCGCGCGCGGTCGCGCACTGCGCGTCGCCCAACGTCGTGCAGTCGCGGCGGCAGACGCCGGTCGTCGCCGTCTCGCCGACGCATTTGAATCCCGTGCCGCACTGGCTGTCCAGCGTGCAGCGGCAGATGCCGTTCTTCTCGGACGGGATCAGCGGATTCACCGCCGCCGAACATGACGCCTGCGACGCGCACGTTCCCGCGCAGAGCGCGGTGTGCACCGAGCAGAGATTCCCGCTTCCGCAGTCGGCATCGGTGAGACACGCCGCGTCCGTGCCGGTGAGACACCACCCGCCGCACATCGAGTCGAGCGAGTTGACGAGCAGTAGGGCTTCCGAGTCGGTCGTGCACGCCGGGACCGAGGCGATCTGAAACCGCCCGGTCCCTTTCGTCGGGCACCCGGCGTTCGACGCGAATGCCGTCCACGCGGGACCGCCCGTGCAGAGGAACATATTGCCGCCGACCGCGCCCGCGAGATTGCAGAGTCCCGCGAACGAGCACGGATTGATGTCGTTGTACCCTTCGTTCCCGATGAGCAGATCGGGCGGCGGGAACTGACAGAGAAAGCCGCCAGCGCCGTTGCAGTCGGCTTGCTTGATGCAGTTGGTGTGCGCGACGTCGCCCGCCGTGCAGAGATGGCTTGTCGCGTCGCATGTCCCGCCGAGCCCGCAGTCGGTCGCGTTCGCGCCCGCCGTGCCGCACTGGCAGACGCCCGAGCCCGAGAGCGCGCTGCAATCACTCTGCACGCCGGTCAGGACGCCCGCGAAGCGATTGCGGAAGAATTCGCCGGGTTGTTCGCCGCCGTGGCCGCACGAGACGATCACATCGGCATCGCGCCCGAGCACGTTCGCGAGCGTCGCGCCCCAGCCGACCATGCCGAGCGGGCACGACCCGCCGGGACACGAGTCGTTGCACGTCTCGGTGTTGCCGCATGCGCCGAGATCGCAGTCGCTCGACGTCGTGCAGGGGACGGGCGTCGGCCCGTCGGGCGAGGCGCAGAACCCGTCCGCGCCGCATGTCAAGACGCAATCGCCGGTCACGCCACACGGGAATCCGGCTCCCCGAGGGAACGACTCGCGATGATTCGCGCAGGAGTGGCAGATGTTGTTATCGCCGCCGCAGCCGCCGACCGGGAGATCGTGAAACGGCGCCCACGAGCAATAGTCCTTCTCGCTGCACTGCGTGCCCTCGCTGCTCCCACCGACGCATTTGACCTGCAACGTGCCGGTCAACGTCGAGTCGCCCCAGAGCGCGATCGTGACCAGCCCATCGCCGTTGCGATCGGTCAGCGTGCGCGGTCCCGTGATGTCGGGTTTCCGCACCCGCACATAGAAGACGATCGCGCCGACGCGAATGGTATCGGTGTTCCCGGTCCCGGTGACGACGGCGAGCCCGAGCTTGTTCACTTGATCGAGCAGCGTCTCACCCTGTACCGGCGAGGCGTCGATCGCGAGTCGCGACCATTGCCGCGGCGACGTCGCGTTCCCCGACGCGAGAATGTTCTGATTGCCGGTCGTCACCTCGAAGCCGCTCGCGCCGAGAATGAGTCGCGTCTCCATGTAGCGCGCGCCGCTGCCGACGGTCGTCGAGCCGAGGACGACCCCTTCGATCGCCTCGACCGTCGCGCCGTCGCCGGGAATCTGCAGCATCGGTTGCGACGTCGGCCAGCTCTCGCGTTTGCCGACCACGTTCTTCTGATAGCAATGCGTGGTCGCGTCCGAGTAGTAGAGAAACGGGCTCGTGGCGTAGTCCTGCGCGCACGCGACACGATTCGTCGTCGTGCACGTCGCCGCGGTCTGCAACGCCCATTGCGTCAGCCCGCCCGAGGTCGCAGGCGTTTTCGCGGCGACGTAGCCGTACCCGGCGCGCCCGTGATCGACCAAGACGAGATCGTCAAAATAGATCGTGCCGGTGCCGGTCGAGGTGCCCGGGGCGTTCACCGCGCCGAATTCCACGTTCGACACCGATTGCACGGCGTTCGTCCCCGCGATCGTCTTCTGCGTCCCGGTGAACATCGGGACGCCGTCGATGTACAGCTCGCAGGTGACGTCATTCGGCCCGCCGATGATCTCGCCCAGCTCGACGCCGCCCCAATAATAGTTGGTGGTCGAACACACGCCGCTCACGCAGTCCGCGCCGGTCGTGCACGCTTTCTGCACATCCGTGCTGCAGGCGCGTTTCGTCAGCGCCGCCGTCGTCGTGCCCCAGGTCTGCCAACATTGCCCGCCCTGCGCCGTGTAGCCCGCCGCGCACGGCGGCGTGCCGCCCGACGTCCCCGACGCATAGAACAAGGTCAGTTGCCGGTTGCTATCGATCGCGACGGCGCAGCCGAGATCGGTCGCGTTCGTCTCGACGAGCGCGAGAATCGTGCGCGTGGTCCCGGCGGCGGGCGGCGTCTCGACGTTGAAGCTCATGCCGACCGCGATCGTCTGCGGGCGCGGGTTGAACGCCTGAAATAGTTGATAGTAACCCGCGTTCGTCGCGCTCGTGATGGTCGAGAGTCCGGCCCAATGCGACGTGTTCAGATCGCCCGTGTTGAGGACCCCGTCTTCGTTCCCGCCATCGTGCACGCGTCCGGTCTGAATCCGCACACGCGAGTCGGTCGTCGCCGTGCAGGTCGTGCCGCTCGTCTGCGTACACTCCTGAAACTCCAGCTCGTCGGTGTTTGGTTCCGCCGTCTGATCGGCGGCGTCGAAGCCCGAGAGAATTGGCAGATCGGTGATCACCTGCGCCATGCTCGCGCGCGCGCACGCGAGCGTGACGAGCAAGATCAGAAGGCGTCGAGATTCCAGTAGAGCACGCATATCGTTTCGGCGGCGACCGTCGCCGTCGGCGTGCCCGTGGCGGCTGCCGAGATCGTGATCGCCTGCCCCGCCGTCACCGCCGTCCCGGCTTCGCTCGATCCGCGCGAGGTACACGTCGCCGTGCCGGTTCCCAACCACGAACAACTGATCGAGCTGGCGACGAGCGCGCCCTGCGCCCCGCTGCGCGCCGTGAAGGTTCGGCTTTTCGCCGCGCCCGGCGGGACGGAACTGCCGCAGGCGAGCGCCCACAAGTGCAGATTCGCCGGGGCGATGAACGTGTCCACGTTCGTCTCCAGCGTATCGGGCGTGACGTTCGTCCCGGCGGGCACGAAATAGCGCGTGGTATTGTCCGCCGCGAGCGACCCGATCGTCACGGTCCACGTCTGCACGCCGACGCGTTGAATCTGCCCCGCGTCGTTCACGACGATCAGCCGATTCGGCGTCGTGTTCTCGGCGGCGACGCGGAGTTTCCCCGATGCCGGGGTCGCCGGGGCCGCGCCTTCGTCGAACGTGACGAGCGTGAGCAGAAAATCGACGCCGCGCGCATCGTCGATCGTGCAGTGTTCCCCGACGACGTCGCCGAGGCAGCTTCCCAGATGCGACACCGCCGTGTTCAGGCTGCAGACCAGTCCGAGCGGCGTCGGGTTACAGGTGAAATCCGCCGCCGGGAGATCGAGCACGCCGCAGCCCTTCCAGAGCCCGTCTTGCGTGACCGCAATCTGCCCCGCCGGACATTCGCCGACGAGCTGGGCGCGCGCGGAGACCGCGACGAGGAGGAGGAGCGTCGCGAATCCCCGACGCACGCCCGTCTGCGTCAGTCGAGATGCCATGCGGCGACCACCGCGCGACGCGCGCGCGCGAGCACCGCGCCGCAGATCATCGCGAGCACGATCTGGCCCGCGAGCGTGCCGAGCCCGACGAGACTCCAGAACCAGACGTCGCTCCACGTCCACCCGCTCATGACCGCGCCATCCAGAGCGAGACATTCCCGTTCGCGACGGATTTGACGCGCAGTTTCGCGCCGAGCAACCCGCGCACCGCCGCCGATCGAATCAAGCCGTGGCGATAGCCGCTCTCCTGAATCTCGCCCGCGACGCCCGTCACCGCCGAATTCCCGAGGACGAGATCGAGCGCCCAGGTGCGAATCTTGCCCGACCAATCGACGAAGATCGGCGTCACGGTCATGGCGGTCTGATCGGCAGAAAACTCGGGCAGGACGTGCATCTGCTCCGCGCCGCGAATGTCGAACCAGAGGCGATACATCGCGCCCGACGGCCAGGTGTTCGTGAGATTGCGATTGACGGTGGCGGTCTGCGTGCCCGCCGTCCAGCTCGTGATGCGTACGATCTCCCAAAGATCGGGCGCGGTCGCGTAGCGGCCCGCGAGCACCAATCCGACGACGTCGAGCGACGCTTGTTGCGTCTGAAAGACATTCGCCGCGAGCTTGACTTGCGCCTGCCCGCTCGCGGCACTCGCTGCCGTCGTCCCCGTCCCGTCGTCGGGGTACACCGCCGCCGCCGTCGCGACCTGATAGGCGACCTTGAACGCCCGCGACTGATAGCCGTGCACGAACGCGGCGGGCGTGACGGGCAGATCGCCGCCGGTCCACCCCTCGATCGGTTCGGATTCCCACGGGACCGACGGGAGATACTCGTAATCGGTGCCCGCGACGCCCGTGGCCGATGGGATCGTGCGACGTTCGCGCGCGATCGGCATCGGGCCTCAATCGAGCGTGATCGCGAGCTGTCCCGGCGAGCCGCCCGTGAACTTGAGCGTCGTGCCCGACTTGACGACGACGCCGGTGCCGCCTGCGATCGTGCCCGACCAGTAGCACGTCCCCGCCGTCACCGCCGACCAGATCGCGAAATAGAGGATCGGGTTCCCGCCGTTCCAGTCGGCGGTCGCCTGCGCGAAGGCGATGTCGAGCTTGTTCGTCATTTTCGACGCGGCGGCGGTCTGATCGATCGCGTTGTAATTCGTGTTGGTCGAATTGTTCGTATCGGGCGCGAGCGCCGCGCGCGCATACGCCCCAGTCGCCGCCAACTCGCTCGCGCCCGTGTCGCCAGGATCCGCCGAGTGTAGAGAGTAGTAGAGCGCGGCGGGAGCGGTGCCCATCGTGGTCTGTTTCATCAGCCACTCCAGCACCAACTTTTCGAGCGCGTTCGATAAACCCGCCATCGCGTCTCTCCGTCAGAAGGTCCCGGCGGCTGAATTATCTGTCAGACAGCTTCGCCGCCGGGACCGGGTTATCACGCTTTCGGAGTCGCCGCGTCGAGTGCGAATGTCCCGGCGACCGCCTGCGCCTCGGGCGACTCGACGCTGAACGTCGCGCGCAGGCGAATCTCCTCGATGCCCGCGCCGAAATCGGCATCGCCGACGCAATCGACCGACGCCGACGTGGTCGGGCTGCCCGCCTCGACGAATCCCGTGGTCGTCGTGGACGTCGCCGTGCGACCATCGGCGTGCGTCTCGAGCGCGGAGATCGTGCCCGCCTCGGGTGGATTGAATTCAAACCGCAACGGCGTGTTCGGATCGACGCGCGCGGGATTGCCGTCCTTGTCCGCCCACTGGATCGTGAAATGCGCGTGCTCGCTGGTCAGCATGATCTCCTCCTACGGTTGGGTTTTCGGGGTCGGTTCGTCGAGCGTCATGGTCCCGCTCTCGGCGGCAGGTTCGGGGACGAGCTTCCCGAAGGCCGCTTCCATGGTCGTCCGATTCTGCACGAGCTCCTGATAGACGTCGCCTGGCACCTCGCTCTTCGGGAGATCGGGATAGCCGGTCTGGATCAAGACGTCGAGCGCGAGCGTGACCGCGTGCGCGGCGTTTTGTTGCGTGGTGAAATTCTGTTGGATCGCCATGAGCGCGGCGCGCGCGGTGGGCGAGAGATCGCCCTGTTCGAGCAGATGCGACCAGCCTTCGATCAGCGGCTTGAGGCGATCAATCGCGGTCGCGGCGTCGGCGCGGGCGTCGTCTTGGACGGACATGCGTTCACCCCGTGAGATCGAGGACCCACTGCGTGCGTTCGACATCTTCGCCGACGTCGGCGACGTGATAGCTGCCTGCGTAGACGCCCGCGAGGAC